TGTTGATAAAAGTTTTATTTGGTTGAATTATATAGCAATCATTATCACGTACAAATTCTCTAATCATTCTATCATGTCTCTCTATGAGCATTTTTAGTTTCTCATAGTTCAAAGGATGATGCTCTTGTGTTTTCACCTTCATCCATGCCTTATATTTTGGATAATTGCCAGTAAATGTCATGGCAATATTCCATCCCTCCCAACATAATTTGGTGTCTCTTAGTACCAAGATTATTTTATTGTTAGGAAAATTCTTTTTCAACCAATTCAGGTTTTTTGTTTCTGCAAAAAAGTGTGATCTAATAAGGTAATTTTGATCATTTACATCGGTAAATGGTCTAAGACACTCAGCTATAAAAGATTCTTTAGTATGATTTTTTTCCAAATCATCAAACCCATCGCCAAATTCCATTTGCGGATCCCAGAAAGCACCTTTATGATGCACACATCCTGTGTCTCCATCTTTACCAATCTCCTCTCTATCCTCTCTTCTGTCAGATTTATTGAGATTTA